GGGGATATGTATGTCTCAGGAACAACTTCCTCTACCATCCGCGATCTCCAGGGCGATGAGATGACGACGGATGCACTTAAGTCAATGGCTGATACCGCCAAGAAGAACATGACCATTTGGCTGAACCACAACTACAACGTACCAGAGGACCTCTTTGGGTCCGTCACAGATGCCCGCATTGTCAAGCGCGTTGACGAGGCAAGCGGCGAGCAAGTCTACGACCTCGACATCGACATCAAGGTCTGCCCAGAGGATGAGAACCCTGAGGCGCTCCGCACCTACAAGGCAATCAAGCGCGGCGTTCGACTTGGTCTTTCGATTGGCGCCCGCGTCGATCAGGCTAGCAAGAAGAAGGACAAGGCGACTGGGCTTGAGACCTATGTGATTGAACGAATCTCGCTCCTTGAGTCGTCTGTTGTTGGCATCCCAGCCAATCAGCGCTCCTACCTCCAGAGCGCCCTCAAGAGCCTCCGCGGTCGCAGCAAGGAAATTGCAGAAATCCAGGATGCGATAAACGAAGTTGAGGAAACCACGACATCTGATACCTTCCAGATCAGCGCGCAGGCGCAGTCAATTACGGCTGCTGACGGCGCTGGCGCAGAGAGCCTTGCTGGGGCGCTCTATTCTGCTAATGAGGCAATTCTGAACACGATTGCTGGAGCCCTCCAAGAGGGTGATGGCATGAGTCAGCAGGGGGTTCTGAACTTCCTTGCTGAGCGTCAGGAGATGCATCAGAAGTGGTCACAGCAGTTGCGTGCCTCCCTCGCTCCTGAGGAGGGTGAGGTTTCGCCTGTTGAAACCCCAGAAGTTCCCAAGCAGCCCGTCGAGGGTTCGCTTGGGTTTAAGTCAGAGAAGGAGAATGTCCACATGGACAACGCCGAAAATCTGGCTGCTGAGGCTGTTGAGGAAGTTCTTCCTCCAACGCCGCCCGTCGAGGCGCCCGCTGAGGCACCTGTCGTGGAACCAGTAGTCGAAGACGTCGCTGAAGTTGTCGAGGAAGAGAAGGCTCTTACCCCTGGCGACCGCTGCGCAAACGTTATGGCTGAATTGGAGTCAATCGCCGCTGAGGAGGCTGACGCCAAGAAGGCACAGTACCTGACCCACGCCGCTGGCTGGGTTAAAGCGTACACGGAGTATGCGGTTGATCCCGCTGCTACGGAAGAAGAAGACCCAAGTGCGCCTGCTGAAGAGCCAGGCGATGCTGAGGAAGTCGAGAACAAGCCAGCCGCTAAGAGCGGTGATGCGGATCTCGCCAAGGTTGCCCTAGAAGCCGCCGAGGCAGCACGCGCAGAGGTGGAGGCGCTCAAGAGCGCACTTACCGTAGCAGCGGCTGATAAGGCTAAGGTCGAGGCTGACTTTGAACGAGCAGTTGCCCTCCTTGAGAAGGCAGTTGCAATTCCAGTCGGACGTAAGTCTGGCTATCAACCTTCGAGCAAGACCGCCAGCAAGGCAGTTTGGCTCGAGCCATACGTTCAGCGTTTGCTGGACGCCAATGAGGAGTAAATAATGTCTGAAGTACGAGAGCGACTTCAGGATGTCGAGCAGTCGCTCGAGACCCTGAACGACACCTCGATTGTTTCGAAGGACGGCGCGCGCGGCGCTTCTGCCTTCGACGCTGCTGAGGCTGTCATGGTCCAGAAGGATCTTCGCAAGAAGTTCCAGGCTATGCCAACCCACGAGGTTTACCAGGCTATTGACGTGCAGGCTTCCCGCGAGACGGGCAAGCAGGCTTCGTCAGATATCCTTAATCAGTTGGCTAACGCCAACCCAACGATCAGCAAGTTGCTCGATTCGAGCGGCGGCACGGCGCTTATCCGCCAGGACCTAGAGCCAATGCTCTATTCGCTGTTTGTTAAGAAGTTCCCACTCTTTGAGCGCCTCCGCAAGGAGCCTGCAAACGGGCTTGTGCACGCGTTCAACCAGATCACTTCGTATGGTGATGCCGTGTTCCAGACGGAAACTGGCACCGCCACGGATGATTCCGCGACCTACGCTCGCCAGACGACGAACATCGCCGTTCTTGCGACCCGCCGTGGTATCACCCTTAAGAGCCAGTTCGCCATCAATCAGGGTGGTGCTGGCTATGATGGTCTTGCGACTGAACTTGGTTCAGGCGTAACGGCTATCGCTCACAAACTCCAGAAGCAGGTCTTCCAGGGGAACGGCACGACTTCAGCAGGCAATGGCGCGGCTGTGGAGATTGGTGATTACGACGCGAACGGCTTCGACGGTCTCCGCAAGTTGCTGGGCTCTGCCGCAGCGGCTGGCAACGGGATCATCGAGAAGGGGAGCGCTACGTACACCTCTTCGATCAACAGCGCAGTTGCTGGCATCCTGAACAACGGCGGAAATCCTTCCGCCATCGTTCTCTCGCCAACTGACTATGCTGCATTCGTTGATGAGCAGACGCAGTACGTCCGCTTCCCAGGCGCTGGCAACGTAAACCCTGGCGTGAACTTCGGTTCAGTCGCCACGGCAAACGGTCAGTTGCCTGTGCTCGCGGTTGCTGGTGACTCGATTGGCTCGTATGCCATTTCGTCCGTCAACAAGCGCGACATGTACGTTATCGACGAGGACGCCTGGTCGCTGCCGTACCTTGGTACAGACTCAATCACCACCCTGGAGATTCCAGTTGGTGTTGGTGGAGCCCTTACCCGACTTTACATCATGTTCACGATGTTCGGTCTGGCAAGCAAGGCTACCAAGTTCAACGCAAAGATTCGCGTCAACGCCTAATCGTTAGGGGTTCTCGCGTTAGTGGCGGGCGGGTTGTCCTAGGGGGCAGCCCGCCCGTTCTCTTTAGTTAGGAGGAAACATGGCAAAGTGGGAAGCAAAGGCTGAAGAGCCAGTGGTGGAGGCAGTCGTTGAGGTTGCCCCTGTCGCAGAACCCGCTGTTGAGCCAGTGGTCGAAGCCGCACCTGCGGTGGAGCCAGAGGTTGCAGCGGAAGTAGAAAAGGTTGTCATTGGCAAGGCTATCAAGAGCGCCAAGGACGAACTCAAGGGTGAAGAGCGAGTGCGAGTGCGCTGGGAAGGCGCAAGCGCGATTGGCGTTGCTGACGGAACGTTTATTCGTTTCGTTGACGGCGTTGCGAGCGTCGCCGCTAAGCATCTTGATGAACTCAAGAAGTACGGCGTAGAGAAGTTCTAATCTCCCTTAACAGGTAAATCGCCCGCGCTGTTGTAGCACACGCTGCAATGGACGCGGGCGTTCTGTTAGGTAGAATAGAACTATGGTAAAAGTTACGTTCTCCGTTGGTGGAATTGCTACGCAGTACGCTGCTGGCTATCGCTCAATTGAGGCTGGCAGGGCATCCACTCAGGCAGACGCTCTCGCTAAAAGCGGGACGTTTAGCAACCTTGGAGTTGTCCTAACCCTTATTCCAGGCGTGGAGTCCTACGACTTTAACGACGCTGGAGCCGCACGGGGGCAGTGGCACGTCTTTCGACTCAAGAAGGAAAACGGCGATTACTCAGCATGGTTTGCGCCGCAGCAGGGTTTCTCTGCTGGCTACCTAACGGTCGAGAAGTTTAAGGCGTACGAGATGGGCGACCTTAATGATTTTGAAGGGAAGCCGCTCTCTGACAGCAAACTAGAACGCTTTATTGGTCTTGCTTCTAGGGCTGCTGATGCTTACTGCGGGCAGCACTTTGGGCTAGAGCAGGTAACGGAGCGACACCGCTGGCGCCAAGAGACCCGCAGGATTTATCCGCGTCAAGCCAACGTGGTCAGCGTTTCCAGCCTAAAAATTTACGTATCCTCTGGGCAACTTGCCACGTTCAGCCTTAACGACCTCTTCATTAACAGCAACGAGAACAACGTGGAGATCACTTCGCTTGCCAGCGTTACCTATTCCATCTTCCCTGCAATTGTTGCCCTTGGGCTTACGACCCCAACGGCTGAGATCACCTATATCCATGGGTTTGACCCGATCCCGCAGGATCTCGAAGATGCTACGGCATTTATCACCGTCGACCTGCTTGGGCGAGATGCGCTTGCAAAGCAGGGCACCATTGGTCTCAATCGACTTATCGTTGGGGACACTCAGATGTTCCTCGACGTCCCACAGAAGGGAATGCGCAGCCAGCATATTCCCCAGCACGCAGCAGCCATTCTTGACCGCTACGTGAAGGTGAATATTCGATGACGATGCCAGGTGGGCGCTGGAAGGCGACACTCACCCGCATTGGTATGGGTGGGCACTCAGCAGATGGTCAGCAGGTAGAGACCAGCAGCACTGTTTGGAATAATGTCCCAGCCTATATCTCAATTAGCAAGAACACTGACGCTGAGAGCCCCACTGGTCTTAGCAGCGATACGGAATACACTGTTGTTTTGCCGTGGCTCGAATACGAAAAGGAGCCGCTGCCAAACGATACGCTGTCCGTAAACAATATGAGCCTACGGGTTCTCTGGGTCGAGCAGGACCATTTTAGGCGTCACTTCAAGTGCCACGCTGAGAGGATTTACCCTTAGTATGGCTAGCCTTGATGTCACGATCAACTTTGACACTGCGAAGATGCGCAAACTCATTAACAACATGGAGGCTGCGAAGCGCGGAGAGGCGCTAGCGGCTGCGTCTAAGGTCATCGACCGCTACATCTATAACAACCTTGCCCCACAGATTGCCGCAAGGACTCCAGTCGATACTGGTGCGTTGGTGAATAGCCTTACAAGCCCAGAGGCGCCTGGGGCTATCTATAAGGGCGTCATCACTGGCAGCCAGTTCAATCTTGTCTACGGCACAGAGATGGATGCGCAGATGCGTTACGAATACTACGGAGGCGGAAAGACTGGCTCTGGATCAGTCCCGTACCCATATTTCTACCCTGGGGACGTGGAGCAGGAGCACGGAATGATCTCCTACGGCTTGACCGTTTGGCGAGATATTCTCCACACCTCAGCCCTAGGAAACATCTCTAAGGCGATCCTGCGGGTGCTTAGGCGGTAGCCTTACCCTCGTAGCGTCGTCCACGCCACACAAGTTCCTTACCAGTCCAAGAGGCAAAGTCTGGCTGCCATTCGCCTTCTTCAGTCCCCCACAGTTCAATGACCGCAAAGCCAGCAGCCCAGCGGCTGACTTGATGCTGAGCAAGGTAGCCCAACTCCGTCCTGCGACACATCATCCCCGTAGAGATGGCGACCAACTTCTTCTCTTCTAGTTCAGCGAATCCGCCGCGGGACATGAACGCCATGCCCTGAGAATGGTCATGACCACCCACAACGCTAACGCCAGCAGCGTCAACGATAGGGAGGATTGAGGCTGCGCCGCCAGCAGTTCGGGAGTATGTCCCGTGTGTGGCAATGAGGTCCTTTGTGATCTTGTAGTAGGAGCGAAGGTGCTCTGGACCAGCGTACGCTACGCCCTCTGAGAGGCACGGCGTAATCTTCAGGTGGTCTAGGCGCAGCATGTTTGCAAGCGAGAGAACTTCGTGCCCCTCTGCGTCGACCATGCCTACGAGTTCTGGAGCCTTACGGGAAAGCCACTTCGACATTCGCGCCTCGTGGTTTCCGTAGACGAAGAAGATCCGCGCATCTTCACCAGCGGCGCAACGAATCTCAGCCAATCGAGCGTGCGCGTGAGCCAACTCATCCTGCACAGGCATCCCTAGGCGCGGGTCGCGATCAAAGTTTGACACGCTTGTAAGGTCAAGGATGTCTCCTGTGAGGACAATGCGGTCAGGTCGCTCAGCCGCAAGGAAGGTAAGGAACGCGGCAAATACCGCCTCGTCCTCAAACGGGAACTGGAAGTCACCAGCCGCGACAACTAGTTCGCCCCGCTTTGTTGACGGAGCCTTACCAATGCGCTTTAAGTAAGTTAACTTTGCTGGCTTGACGGGAGCGATGTCATGCCTAATCTGCATTGCAGTCTCTGGATCTACCGCAATCTTCTTGCGCTCTTCCGCCAACCTTTGGCGGTAGGAGTTGGCGCTGACTTTGGGATGTTTGATGCGGAAGTCTTCCCTAGAAAGTCTTGTTAAATCTGCGATTGCCGACTCCGACCAGAAGAAACCTTTGTTTGGCATTTCGAATCTCCGTTCTGGAAGGGCGCCCTAGCGGGCAGCCGCATCCTTTGCAGCCTTGACGGATGCCTCAATGGTGGCTGAGATGGTGTCGTCAGTCAGGGTGATCCCATGACGCTTGAGGTGCTGCTTCAGGATATCGACAGCCTGCGTCTTCTTGAGAGAGCCGTCTGCGCTCGCAAGTTTCTGCTCAACTGCTGAAACCGTACTTGCGCTCAGCGTTTCGATGAATGCCCACTGCTCCTTGCCAGCCTTGGCGCGGAGGAAATCTGCAACATGCTTTACGCCAAGCACAAGGCAGGCAACCAGAACGGGTACGGTAACGGTAATAAGTGTGTTGAATAGTGCGCTGGCGACATCGCCGTTAAACACTGAATCCATACTTCAACCTCCTAGTACGTTACTGGAAACCCAGCAACCACATCATAACACATACGCACCCATCAGTGCGCAAGATGCCAGATTACAGACCAAACCTCTTAATCAACTTCTCTGCCGTATGTAGACCTGCGGCGTCAAGGGGTGATTGCCCCTCCTCTTCGTAGATGATGTAAGGAACAGTCTTTACATCATACTTTGCAACGAGGTCAGGATGCTTGGCGATGTCGTAGCGCAGAACCTCTACTTCTTTGCGCAGTTCCGCAAGTCGATCTAGTTCCGTATGCTGGACCTTGCAGGGCTGGCACCAGGTCGCCCAAAACTCAATTAGGGTGCGCTTTACAGGGGTCATGATTTCCGCCTCCTAGAGCGTGAGATTTACCTGGTTGGGTGAATGATGCAGCCGCAGGACGAACACGCCTTAGCGGGCGCCGTAGGTGCCTGTACGGGGGCTGCTGGAGCAGGGGCTGGGGCTACTGGTGCCGCAACAACATCCTTGCTCCTATCCCATGTGATGATAAGGCAGTGCTTGTGCGGCTCCGCCTTGTCCTTGCCGCTTACGCGCTTGGAGTCAGCAATTGCCTTCAACTGCGCCTCAGTCACCTGAACAGCGAACTGTTCCTTGCCCTTGCCAGAGCGAGTTGGGCACGCCCACTGCCAGCCAAACTCTTCATCCCAGCCAGCCATTGTCATATGACCATAGCCAGCCTTAAGGTGCTTAGGATTTTTCTTTGCCCAATACTTTCCCCACTTGGTGTGCCATTCGCTGACCTCTAGACCCTTTGGGTATCCAATTGGCTGCTGTACCCAGACGCCAATGGCTGCGCCGTGCTGCGCAGATGCCACGACGTCTTCCCACGACTTTGCCCAGCGCGCGCGTGCACCCATTGCGTTAGCAACCTTCGCCAACTGAGCCAACGAGGAGCCGTTGTCAGAGACGCCATCGACGTCCTTCTGACCTGTGACCTTCTTCTTCCACTGGATGCCATCTGCGGCTGAGAACTCACGGGTGTAGCCTGAAGCCCACGATACGCCAGCCGCAAGGCTTGACGGACCGCAGTCGTCTAGAATGCCGCCCTTCTCAATGTGATCGAGTTGCGACTTTACCTTAAAACGTACACCCATGATAGTTCTCCTTTACTAAACTAATTACGCGTGAAACTGAACCTCGTCCTCAGGATCAACGACGACCTTCTCCTTCTTCTGGAGACCGTAGGCGGTGTTGTTTGGGTCAAGATACTTTACCAGCACCTGGAGCCCTGAGGCAAGACCAGCGGACACCACGGTGCGGAAGTCGCCGCCGCTGATGTCGAGAAGTGGAATGCCAAGACCAAGCGCAACAGAAATGCTTACCGTAATAAACGTGCGCATCGCATCGAGCACTGCCTCGTCAAGGTCTGTGCCAGCGCGCCATGCGGAAATCGAATCAAGAACGCTCATGTTTGCTCCTTACTTATTGTTGGCGAGGAATGCCGCAATCCCGCTCAAGCCTGAGATCCCCAAAAGGGCGATCACAAACTTGGCAAGGCGGTATGCCCCGCGAGTTTCTGCCATTTCCCGCTCCATAAAGCCAAGGCGGTTCTCAATCGACTCAAGGCGTGCCTCGATACGAGCAAGAGAAGCGTCTGCGGCAATCTGATTTGCGGTTGGCATGACTGTAACAATACCTCATTGTTACACTACTTCAACCGTTTGGAGGTCTACGGAAAAATGGGGCTTAGCGACCCTCTAGTTCCGCAACGCGTCCCTCTAGTTCTCGAACCCAGCCAAGAAGCGCAGCGACCACGCCCATCTGGTCGTATCCTTCTGCAAGCCCCTCTGACTTAATGACTACGCAGTCCAGTCCAGCCTCTTCCATCTCCTCAACGATGAATCCTAGGCGTCGACCGTAAATCTCATCGCCGTGCATGCCGCTGTAGTGAACTGGTCGCAAGCGCTTTACGGCGTCAAGGACATTTTGGTCAAGATCAGTAATTCCTGTCTTGTATCTCCTTGATGAGGAGGCAATCCTGAGTTTCCATGAATCTGTTGATGCTTCCAGCCCTTGCCACGTAGCGCTGAGACCAGCAAAGGTGACTGGGGTACTTCTTTGCATATATGCTGAGTTGGCAAGTAGGGAAATACTCGTATTGAACCTAATTCCACCAGCCGCGAGCCCATCACTACCACTGTTGTAGTCCATATAATAATCTGTTTGATCTCCTGGGTAGATTCGGTCGGCTCGAATGTTGCCTGCTTGGTTGACGGCAGACCCCGAACTGAAGGTAAAAATACCGCTAGAATTTACTGCAATGTTTGCAAGCGTTGCGTCTGATACGTTTCTGAAAAACAAAGCGGCGTAGCCGCCAGATGGGGCATCAGCGTATAGACCGCCTCCGTTAGCAACAACGGAGAATGCATTAATGCCCCCAGAAACTCCTAGTTCACTGCCAACTGTTAAGTCGTTACCTACAGCAAGCGATCCGCTGGTTCGGATTGTGTTTGTGGCGCTCTGGTAGAGGTTTCCGCCGCCAGTGTATTTTGGACCACTTGATGGGACAGTGAGGAACACCATCTCGCCATCTGCTGGGATTGGGTAACCACCGCCAGATCCCGTTCCCAGTCGATTCATTGTTGTTCCCAGGGCAAGCCCACCAGTTCCAAGAATTCCTGGGGCGGTGCTGCTGGTCGATGAGGCGGAGACAAACAGACCGCCTGGTGCAACAAGCGTCAGGTTCTTGTACTCGCGCAACGTCGATGGGCTTGTAAGAGTCCTGGACCCAGCGTAGGGCATGACTGTAGTAATGGTCCCAGCGGCTCTATCCACTGCCGTTACACGGTGCGCCTCGTCTTGCGAGTCTCCATTAGTGATGCCGCAGTTATGCCACGAGACGTACGCCCCAACGCCAATCGTGTGGTTTGCACCAATTGTGGTAGTCACGGTTCCCTGTGAAGCCCACGACGCTGGGGAGATTGCGGTTACTGTCCATAGGGAGTAGTCAAGAGAACCAGATTCAGGGACTACCTGGATCGAAGATCCGCCTACGTTGGTCGTCACTCCGCTGACAGTTACTGGCTGCGGCTTCATCTTGACAAGCCCAAGAGTGTTTAGGACCGCCCCGTCGCTCTGGGAGAATGTTGCTGAGTTTTGCAGCGTAATGTCTGAGGCGATGACGGAGCCAGAGTTGCTGACGCTGAAGTTTGTTGACTGGATTGCGGCAGTGCTTGTGCGCAGGTATGCCACACCGCCCCCAACGTATGTCCCAATGGCATTGCTTGTCACCGTAAACTGCGTCGCCGTTGCTGATGCAACCGTAGCGTTTGTGAGGTTGTAGGCGACTGGGTCGACCCCAGTTATGGTGACGGTTCCGCTAACAGAAAATGAGTTATCAGCGGTGTAGGTTACGGTTGTCCCGTTCCCAGATACGTTTGTGATAATTGCCTCGCTGGTCGCGCCAAGCGGGGTGAGAGTCAGCGAACCAGAAGTGATGTCTCCAGCATTGATGCTGTCGATGTCTACGGAGTTAACCTTTCCCGCGGCAACCGAATCTGAAGAGTCAGGCGTTTCGTCCCCGTTGACATATGCCCACGTGCTCTCGTTTCCAGAATTGTCAATTGCTAGCACTCGATACCAATAGAATCGACCGTATTGGCTGTTCTCTGAACTTGCGCTTTCGCTTTGGGCAGTTACTGGGTGGACCACAGAAGACGACTCGTAAAGGTACGTTTGAAGCGTCGCATCAGCCCATGCGGATGCGGGGAACGAGTTAGTCGAGTTGCTTACGCGCTGCAACTTGAACTTAGAAAAGTCCTTGTTATCCGTGACAGTGAGATCAAAGTCCCACGAGATGAGCACTGAGGCAATACTTGATGTTGCAAGCATGTTTGTTGGTGGGTTTGGCGGCACGGTATCCAACGGAGCAAGGATGGCATTAGATGCGCCAGCAGCCGCAGTAGATGGCAGGGAGGCGTTGGACATAAAGTCTGTTGCAACGACTCGTGCAGCAACGTACTTTCCAGAGGGGGCATTGTAGTTTGCGGTAATCGTCGCTGGTGCGCCAGTTCCCGTTGATTGGTTCCTTGGAATAATCTGCTGCGTTGGAGCAGTGAAGTTTGCTGCGTCTACCGCGGTGTCTGCCTCAGCGAAGTCGACACGGTAGGAACGAAGGTCTGGCTCAGTGTTTGGCGACCAGGTGACGGTAACGACAGACTTTGCGTTGCCATCGTTGTCAATCTTCGCTGTTGCCGCGCTAAGGACTGGTGCGGCGGATGTAACTGGGTCTGAAACTGGTGGCTGCGGAGCAATCGCGTCCGTGACGTAGTCTTGTAGGTTCTGGACGGCAACGTTGACCGCGTAGAGCCGCGTCTGAGTAATTGTAGGATCTCCGCCCAGTTCACTTGACCAGAAGAACCTTGTTCCCTCGTAGGTGGCAGAGTTTGTTCGTACGATAAACGGCTCAGCGATGTCGCCAGTCTCCCAGATGAATGGGACGACGTTTCCAGCGCGAAGGCTGGTGTGTTCAGTCTGATGGTCAAAGGAAACGGTGCGGAGCGGAACTCCCTCTTTCTCAAACGTTCCAGCGGCTCGATATGCAGAGCCAATGTCATCGATGACACTCTGGTCAAAGATGTTCGCGTAGATCTTTCTGCCGCGCATAGCCCATACGCCGCGGGGGTGCTCGTATTCGTTATACAGGTTGTGCGTTGTTGGGTTCTCCCAAGCACCATAGACGCGGACAGCGTTCTTGGCGTCAGCACCTTCAATAGTCGTGGAAGGGTTCTCAAAGTCGTTCCAAATGAAGCCGTCTGCGTCCCCGTGGTTTGCAACGCTCTTTCCTGTTTCAAGGAATCCAAACGTTGTGTCGATAGGGATGACCTGGATATCCGTGATGTCGATGCGCTCTTGGCGGGCACCGCTAGACGAAGATTTTCCAATCGTGAGCGATAGCCGAATGGTGTTTGGGGCGCTGTTGGTATGCGTAGACATGAACCAGCCAGTTGTCCATTCTGTCTGAGACTTCTCCAGAGCCAAGTGCGTGTCGTGGATTGTCGTTGATGGGGACTGCACCCAATGTAGGTGAATCTGAGGATGCGCCTGCCCGCTATCGTTGTTGCTTGTTCGATAGCGGAATGTGACCATATAGGTCGTGGCGTAGTCGCCCGTCACTGTGGTTGGGACATAGACTTCCTGCTCTCCAGTTGGAGAACCAGTGACTTCGAAGCGTAGGTATGTTCCGCTGTTGAACGGACCGCCAGAGGTCTCCCTCGTCAGCGCTGTTCCAGTGGGTGCTGCCGTCCATCCTGCGGTGTTGTTTACGGCGCTGCCGTTGGTCATGATGTCTCGCACGTTGCTCTTTGCGTAGTGGAAGTTCAGCGCCTCGTCTACCCAGTAGGTGTAGCCCGTCTTTGAGATGACTGACTCCAACGCCTGCTTGACCGTCATTCCCTGGTAGCGCTCAACAAGGTAGGTGTCAGGGTTAGAGAAGACGTACTGCGACGTGCTGCGGATGTATGGGATATCTGTGGCGGTTGGCTGGTGGTCGAGGGCGCACATCTGCCAGATAGGCGTGCTGGTGATGCCGTCTACGTGCGCAAAGATCTGGGCAATCACCTGAACGTCAGAGGTTCGCTCCGCAACCGTCATGTCGTCAATCACTACTACGTCAAAGATAGACGTGTAGTCAGCGAGTTCAAGAGACTGAACGACGTGGTCGCCTTCCTGCGATGGGGAGATCGACGTGACGAACCCGCTAAAGAGCCACTGGGCATCGCCACCAAGGGCTGTATCCCTGACGCGAATCAAATCCCTGACAGAGAACTCTCGCTTTGTGTATTGCCCAGTTCCGAATGGCAGCAATGTGAAAACGTCCATGCGGCATAGGGAGTTAATCCCGCTGGCGTTCTGCTCTAGGCTTACGGAGGTGAAGTCAACCTGATCCGTGATGTCGACGGCTGACCCGCCGTACTGGGTCCACAGTACTTCGTATGACATTAGCGCTGCCTCAGGGTGCGGGTCATCCTCTTCTCGACGGCTTCAGCCAAGGCGTAGATATCCTTGTCGTCGCGGATACTTCCTGGCGCAAAGTTGAAGTTCATGACAGTCACGTTGCCCATTGTACCCTCAAGTCCAAGTTTCATGGGCTTGACCCCTGTCAACTGGTTGACGAAGTCTCCAAGACCAATCTTCATGGCAAAGTCGCCCTTGAAGGTGTCCTTCATACCCGTGAGCATGTTCTTCGCGAGCCTGCTGCCCCAGTTGCTCTGATCCTCAGCCAGCGGTCCAGCCTCGGTTGGGCTCTTAACCTTAAGGTACTTGGCAATGATTGCAGCAAGTTCCTTGGCGGCGGTGTCCATTACCTTCTTGCTCTTCTGTAGACCGTAGGCAAGGTTCTTTCCTAGCGTCTCGCCAATCTCCTCGTAGTTGTTTCCAAGGGTCTCAAACTCCTTAAGAGTCTCCTTGGCAAAGTCTGCGCCCGTCATCTTGCCCTGCTTCAGGAGCGCTGCCATGTCCATCACGTTGTTCTCAAAGGCAAGCAGGTCCGCTTCCATCTGCGTCTTGAGCGCCTCTTGCTGCGCCGTCATTAGGTCCATAGCGGTCGTATGCTGGTCTTCCAGTGCTTGGAGCGCATCGTCGTAGGCGCGCTTCTCCGCATCCTTTCGATCAGCGTAGTCCCGCTCCCACAGTTCCCTCTGGTCGTCGATTGCCTCAGCCTGAACGTCCAGGGCGTCGAGAGCAGCCTGCTCCTGGGCGCTTAGGTTGAAGTCGTCTAGGGCTGCGCGAGCCTCAGCAACGTTGCGGGCAGCCTCAAGCGGGTCAAGAGTTCCAGATGCCTGCTGGGCGATAGCGAATGCAAGGTCTCGCTCCAACTTAGCGCGGTCGTCCTCACTCTTGCGCTCGTCGCTTGCCTTGTTGAGCGCGTCCCGCTGATCGTTGATGCCTTCTAGTGCGTCGTCAAAGAAGCGGTCTTGGGCAGTCTTCTCATCGTCGAACTGACGCATGCGCTGCTCATGTGCTCGCTTGGCAGCCTCCTTCGTGCTCTCGAACTGTTTCTTTTGCGCATTCTTGAGGTCTTCGATTGCATCAATCTCAACCTCATACATCTTCTTCGTTTCAGACTTTACCTTATCAATCCAAGCCTTCAACTTTGCATCAAAGTCGTCCCACTTATTCTTTCCGCCACCACCACCGCCGCCCTTCTTAGGCTTGGTTACACCACCGCGCATGTCGCCAACGGCTGGCAGGTTTGGGTTGAAGAGGTCGTCGAGCGTGTATGGCGCGTTTGGCGCGACGCCAGAGCCAGAGACAGCAGCGCTTGTCTTGCTCTTAGTTTCCGTGAAGATGTCTACCTTAACCGTCTTGAGTCGCTCCATCTTGCCAAAGACGTTTCCAAGGGTGGCGTTGTACACGTCTACGAGCATGTTCAGTTTTTCAATGATGCCGTTGATGATTCCTGCGAAGAATCCAGCCACAGCCTTAACCCCAAATCCAATTGCCCCAACAATTGCGCCCATGACGGTGCTCAAGATGGAGAGCGGACCAGAGATGATTGCCCCAATGATTGATCCAAAGAACCCAAAGACTTTTCCAATAATGTTTCCTAGGAACATGATAAGCGGCATGACATTTTGCTGGATGATGTCAATAAGCCCAGCAAACTGACCAAAGAGATTGCCAATGAATACAAAGATAGGCTGGAACGCGTTCAGGATTCCCGTGACAATTCCAGCCACGACATTGAACACTACGCCTAGCAGACCGCTAATGAGACCAATAAATGCGCCAATGAAGGTGATGATTGGAGAAAGTGCCTCAAACGCTGCGAATAGTGCTGAGATCAATACCTGCAATGGCTCGATGATTCCATGAATTGTTGTGAACAATCCCTGGAACATCATGGTAAATCCATCTGCGATAGCAGAGACAATTGCAATCATTGGGGCAAGTAGGCTGTCGTATATTCCCATAAGCATCTCAAAGATGCCCTGAGTCTTTTGTCCGCCCTGCTCTACACCGTTAAAGATTACGGCAAATGTATCCACAATTCCAAGAAGTGGCTGGAGTGCGCCGCCAATGACGTTGATCCAGAACTGCGTAACTTGGCTGAGGTAGTTAATAATTGGGAAGACAAATTCAGATAGCACTGCCGCTACAATCTTAAAGCCTTGCGCAATACCGTCGATAAGGACCTGCGGACCTTTGCCGCCCGTGACGGCGTTAAGGAACTTATCCATTGCTGCCGCAATAGTGTTTGCGCCATTCGCTAGTTCAGGGCTGAGGAGCAAGTCCTTAAACTTTTGGATAAAACCTAGGCTGTTTGGGTCTTCGCTACCCATGAAATCAAAGAACGGCTTAAACGACGTCGCCATAAGGGTTTGGGAGGTGTCTGCAATGGTCGCCATTGCGCCAGCAAACGTGTTACCAAGCCTGTCTTGTGATCCCTGGAAGCGGTCCTGCATTCCTGTTAGAAGCGCGTCCGCCGCGCCCCTGCCGCCAAGTGCGCCAATCCTTGTAAGGGCTCGCACGGCTTCAACAGAGAAGCCCTTTGTGACGTCAAACCCAAGCGACGTCGCCTTCTTTGCCAACTCAACAGCGTCCTCAGATCCAGCCTGAAGTTTCTTAAACAATTGCTCGCCAAGGATTTCATAACCGTTGATACCAGCATTTGCCAACTGCATCATTTGGCGCTGGTAGACACGACCGCTGTTTCGCATTTGCCCAAGGGCATAACCAATGCGCTGCATCTGCTCTTCGCTACCGCCCATTGCAGCAACCGCTTCACCAATGGCATTGATGGCGGGAACTGTCTCTTCCGCGGCAAATCCGTACGCGCGCATCTTCTTCGACATGTCCAGAATTTCTGGGAAGCGGAACGGCGTTACGTTCGCATAGTTCTTCAGCAACGTTACGTAGTCTTGAGCGGCGTGCTTTGCCGCTTCAGTTCCTTCAACTACCTGGGTAAAGAACCCAGGCTGCTCTAGCGCTGCCTGCTGAACATCCGCAGCGGTAGCGTTTGAAATACCCTTCAACTTATTGTACGACTGAATCAAGTCTTCAATTGTTAGTTTTAGATTTGATCCAGCCTCTTTGTCTTTGGTAAACGGAGATGGACCCCCAGCCTGCGTCGTGGCAGTGTAGATGCCCATGGTCTCGGTCCAGACCTTGTTGATGCCCTTCATATCGTTGCCAAACTTGTCCGTGCCGCCATCAAGCGCAGTCTTCAGGTCTCCAGCGGCTACGACTCCGCGGCGAATTTCATTTGTAATAAGCGTTTCAAACGCGACGTTAGCCGTTTGCAGCGTTGAGTTGAAGTCAATAATACCGCTGGCAAGGTGGTCTAGCGATTGGGTCATTGCCGTCATCGCTTTCGCTTGGAGATAGACCGCGCCAACCTGCTTTGCCATCTTTGCAAAGTTGCCAACGATTCCAGCAAGCCCGCTGAATCCGCTTAGTTTCCCCGCCGCTGATGCAATGCCCGTCGCAAGGGCGGCGGACTTCTGAACTGCTGACGCAATTTTACTAACAACACCTTGTGCGGCAGAAGCCATTCGACCAAACGCGCCGCTGCCCGTGCCGCCCAATCCTTGCAGACGGCTTGCCATATTCCCAATACCCTGACCAAATCGGGAGAACATAGCGCCAGAGAATCCAGCAAGGATTCCGCCAACTGAGGCACCAACCCCTGCGATTCTTTGTAGTGCCAAGCCGATCCCAGAGATTGCAGCGCTTGCTGCCCCAGCCTGCGGAGTGATCCCAGAGAGTGACCCTCCAATTGCCGCCCTAAGTTTTGCAAACCCTATTGCCGCAACGCTGGTAGAAGTCCCAATCAAGCCAATTCGAGCAGCAAGTGTATTGACCAGACCAAGGGTTCCCTGAAGCCCAGTCTGCATCTTTGATCCTGAAGCCTGAACCCCAACGCCAGCGTTGTATGCGCTTTGACCAACGGTCTTTAGACCCGTCCCTGTCGCGTTCGCTACCGTCGCAGCCGCGCGTAGGGCAGCCGCCATTGCGGTGATTGGATTTGTTGCTGATGCGGCTGACTGACCAGTGCTCGCAATAGATGTCTTAGCCTGGTCAGACCCGCTTGCCGCAGACTTCGCTGCTGGGGCTACGCCATTGAGAGACTGCTGTAGTGCCGTCAGGCTCGCAATGGCGGTAGTGAGACCCTGCACAAGTTGCGCAGAGTTGACCCGCAGGTCTAGATTTAGTTGCTCGTTATTAGCCATAACTACTTAGGCTTCTTTTCTGGAGACTTCTCTCCATAGCGAGCAACAAGTTCGTCTAGTGAGGAAATGCTTTGGGTGTTCCCAGACGTGCCGCCAGACTTCTTGGAATTTTCCTTCAGGCGGTCTGACTGCCGCTTGGCGTATTCGCCGTACTCAGCAAGTTGTGGCAAGGTAAGGCAGAAGAACTGCTCAGGCGTAAACCCGTACGCTTCTCCAAACGATGCCATTACTTGCCCCCATTCTAAATCTTTCCAGCCTAGACCGCGCTGGCTTTTCCCGTTGCATCATCCTCTCCAGCGGCAAGACCACTTGCCTTCAGGACAGGTTGTACTTCGGTCAGAAGATTGGTTAGGTCAAATCGCTCGCCAACCTGCTCTTCAGTAATATCCTTCTCAGCCTTTCGAATCGAAAGCCAGAGAACGGTACGAAGAATCGAGAAGCGTGTGAAGTCAATGTCTGAGAGAGAACCGTATCGATCCTCCAGCAGAGCCAGATCGTTCAGCGTGAGCGCGCTTTTACCTTGCGCCGCGCTTAGCGTGTTTGCCGCCATTGAGACCTCCTATATTTACGCTACTGTCACCGTGACAAGGTTGTCGACGGTTGAATCATATTGTAGCGTAAAGTCGAGATCCATGGTAGCGATATCTTCACGAACGAACGGGAGGGGCAACTTGTAGATGCAGCCCTTCGAAGCCACGACCTTAACCGTCCCAGAGGCGTCCGTGCGCGTATGGGTGAACTCAAGGTACAGGGGCTTAAGCGAGATGTTAATAGAAGGATCAATCTGATCCTCCCATCGCCCAGCAGTGCTGTTATAGAACGGGGTCAAATTCAAGCCCATAAGGCGAACAAGAGCCAGAGGATCTAGTTCTACCTTCTTTGCGGAGATGGCAGCCTTGCCGCCGTAGAAGTACTTAGCAATAGGGAAGTTAGCCTGCCCGTAAAATTCCTTCTCTTGGAATTCGATGTTGTACTCAACGTCGCCGCCAATTTCACCAATACTGATAAGACCGCGATCTGACGCGCGCTGATCGGTTTGGACCAAGGCAGCAGTGATCTGGTGCCCCGTGTTGGTCGTGGTATTGACAACCTGGCGGAAGCACTGACCGCTTGCGTTACCAACGTAGATGTCGTATGCCTCAGCCCCAGAGACGTTGGTCCAAGCGACCGTAATCTTCTGGGTCGAAGTGCCGCCGCTGAGGGTAATTGACGCCTCAGCGGACGGCTCTCCTTCCGCATAGTTAGAACCCGTGATGAGGTTCTTTGCCATGACTTGCACGTAATAGGTCCCGTCTGACAGGGAGCCCCCAGTGCTGGCGCCCGTTAGGGTAATAGTGCCAGTTACCTGTCCGCTGTAGTATCCTCCAGCGGTCCAAGCCTTTGCCTTAAGTACACCAGATCCAAGCGTCAGCATTTGGGTATTACCTCACTCTACTTCGACGGTGAACACCTTGTAAGTGCTCACGCCGCTTGTCGTCTTGCGGTCAGCAATAGCGCTGAAGTCGATATCCTGCGTCGCGATGTCTTCGCGGGTGAACGGATAGGTCAACTTCATGCTGAATGCCTTCCAAAGGTGAATCTTTACCTTCTTTGAAGGGTCATCCGAGCGCGTGTGCTCGAATCGAACGTAGAGAGCAGGCGGTACAGGCGTTGCACCAGTGGTGAACGTGCCAGTCTCGGCGTAAGTCTCTGCGTTGTTGTCAGTCCCCGAGGACTGGGTTGCGCCAAGGAGGCGCTTCAGGTTTCCGAAATCGAGTTCGACCTTCTTGGCGCCAAGGCTAACCTTGCCACCGTAGAAGCCCTTAGCGATTGGGAAGTTAGCCTGACCGTTGAACTCCTTCTCCTGGAACTCAATGTTGAACTCGACGTCGCCGCCAACTTCGCCAATGAGGTAGAGACCTGAAGTTCCGTATGTCGTTGGATAGTAGGTGTCGATGCTTGCAAGGTCCCATGACCCCGCTGCCGCAGTGCCGCTATAAGCCGCTGCGTATACCTTACCACTGCCAAGTGTAAGCACTGGTTATCTCCTTCAGTTGGTGACCGTCAGGGCGTACCTAACGATCCGTCTGTATTGGTTCGAGATTGGCTCCCACGAGTCTCTCTCGAAAATTTTTTGACAAAGGTGGATGACGGTCTTTGGACTGCCAATAGCCAACCTCTGCCTATTCATTAGTTCGTCCATCCGCTTTGAGATGGTGTTCAGTTCTGTGACCCCTGCGCCTGAGTCGATCAGGAAGTCGATAACTGGTCGCTCGATAGGATGACCCACATCGCTCGACGTATTCAGAACTGCCACCCTGATCGCAGGGCTGGACTCCTTTTGCCTGTGGTGGATAGGGAAGATCTTTCTGTTAGAGGCTGTGCCTCCAAGCGCCGTTTGCAGCGTTGCGTCGCTGCTGAGGGTGCTAAAGACCGTCTCATAAATTCCAACCACCCAGACAGCATAACGCATTTGTCTATGGGATAAAGCCCTGCGAAGTCTACAACACCATACTCTTTACAGGCTATTCTTTTGCGGCAGCCTGCTTTGCTTGGTATTCCTCGCGCCCTTTCTGTAGGGCGACGGCGGTTTTCTCGACATGTGCCTGCACCTGCTCTGGCGTGCGCTGAGCCATGTACTCTTTCACCTTGGCGTTACGCCGCTTTCTTCCCTGCTCACCCATCTCTGCGACGCCCTTGCGCGTGGCTGCCACGCGGCGCTCCTTGATCTCAGGGTCAGCCCACTGCGCCTTCATCTTCTTGCTGAACTCCTGCTTGCGCTCCTCAGTCCACTTCGTTGGGCGACGGACAGGGCGCATTAGTTCTATGTCGTCTGCCGTCTTCAGTGGGCTGGCTGCCCGCAGTTCACACTTGGCATTGGGGCAGAGGGGGCTTCGTGCGCACTCGTGGCAGAAGGCTGCAACAGACCGCTTGTAGATGACCAGAAGGTCACGATCCCTGCTGGGCTTAGCGGAGATGTTCTTTGCCCCAATCTTTCCCGCCATGCGACGGCAGTCATCGCCGCAGTATTTCCTTGGACCACTGAAGCCCTCAGAGCGGAAGATGCATTTGCACACTAAGCAGTGATGGGTATAGAGCGTGTCAAGCCACGCTTCAAGTGTGGAGTTATCTAGGGCATCGCCAAGGGGTCCGCCGTACTTAGACGGAGGTAAGTGCACGCCGTAGAACCAGTGCTGCACCGTACCAGCGGGAACGCCTAGGCGCTCAGCAAGCATGGTAACGCTGATGCCCTTCCTTTTTAAGGCTCTTTTCAGAAGGGAATTAAACACCTTCCGCTTGCCCGTGGTAGACATCCTGCGCGCTTTTTCAAGAATCTCCTCAGCCATTCGCTGGGGTTTCTTTCTCCGCGAGTTTGTCCTTCAGTTCCTTGATCTCTTTGATCAAGGCTTGGCGCTCAGTCATAAGGAACTCAAGGTCCATGAGCATGCGCCCAATCTTTTCGAACAGTGCGTTGCTTTGATCTTCCATCTTGCACCTCCTCCGCTGATCTTAGCAGACCAGACGGAGGGGCGCAAATAATCAGTCTCGCAGGCGTAGCGGCATTGTTACAGCCCACGCTGCAATCACCAGGAGGAGCGAAACCCCTACGACGGACTTTGCCTCACCTTCAAGAACGACCCATGCTACGAACATACCTAGAATGGTCCATGACGTCGAGACAAGTTCAGCGATGATCTTTCCTTTCACTTTTTACCTCCTTTCTGGCTTTTCCTATTTGATGATTTTGAACTATCGCTTGGGGCTCCTGCTGGAGCGCCACCGCCGCCAGTTGGGGCTGGTCCGCCACCCGCTGGTCGTCCAGCAGCGGCGATTGTGGCTACGGAACTAGCAATCTGGGTAACGATGACAGCAGGGACAACTGCCTCTTGCGCCTGCTTGCGCTCCTCAGGCGTCATGTCTTCGCCAAGTTTGGCAACGGTGTCAACTGCTTCCCCAGCAGCGTCCGCAACGGCGCTAACCGCCTCAGCCGCAGCCTCTGCAACAGCGGCGACCGCTTCACCTACGACTGCGGCAGCCTCACCAGCAAATTCGATAACGGCAGGTGGCTCGTCGCTTGGCGACGGGCTTGGCTCTACGGAAGGCGGCACAGGGGACTCTGTTGGCTCAACAGAAGGAACAGGAGTGGGACTAGGAGTAGGGGACTCTGTTGGAGTAGCCACTGGCGACGGGACGGGCGTGGTCGTCGGTCGAGGTGTGGCAGACGGTGACGGCTCTGGGGTTGGATCTGGGGTAGGTTCTGGTGTCGGCTCAATTGGCGGTACCTCCGTTGGGCTTGGTGTCGGCTCCACGGTTGGAGACGGCGTTGGCTCAGGGGTTGACGTAGGGGTTGGGCTTGGGGTTGGTGGCGGCGGGGCAGGAACAAAGACGGACACCGCGCCTGAGGAAGGCGAGTACACGCTAAGCGTATCGTTGTCAGCCCTTACCCAGAATGTGTACGTTTGGTCAACGCCGCCCGTAATGACAAAGACGTTGCTGGCGATGCCCATATTGGTCTCTGTGGACGCAGCGCCCCACCCGTTCAATTCGCCCGTAGTCCAGAACACGCCATATCGCTCAATGCCAGTCCCACTTGACTCTGGCGCGTTCCATGTTAGATAGACGTTGCCGTCTGTGTACACGGTCACCATCAAGCCAGTTGGGGCATTGAGGTACGGGGTTGGAACAGGCGTTGGGGTTGGCTCTGGCGTGGGCGTTGGGGTTGGCTCTGGCGTGGGGGTAGGTTGGGGCGTAGGAGTCCACGTGGCGGACGGAGTGCCAGGAGCCAACTCAATCGAAAAGTTGCTGATTAGGTAGTAGTGGTTGCCGTTAAAGCGATCAGCCGTTGGGTCGCCGCAGCAGACGCCAGCGCGAATTCGATAATCGCCAGCCAGCAGTGAGATGCGGATTGTAGAGGCAAGGGAATATCCACCTGTGTGATCGGTGAATGAATCGTCATTTGCGGCAATAAGCGTGCCGTTGCCGTCGTACAGCCACAACATGGAATCAACTGTGCCAGGGCACCATGAAGACGTGGTGTCGTCGCAAAGGTCAGTCCACAGGTGCAGTTCTCCGTCCGCAGGGAGGTTGACCCAGAAGTCTTGCGTTCGATCTACGTAGTTGTTCTCCACGCCGCGCACCGTGGCAGTAACAGCAAAGGTAAAAACAACGAGGAGCCAGCAACAAGCAGTAACAAGGAATTTGTTCACGCATAGATTATAGTTGTTGAACTTAGTGTATCAATACGCAGCGAATCTGCTAGAAAATGCCCCTTACGCGCAGCGTGCTTTGTGTGCCCACACCCATGTTCGTGCGCTCTTTGAGTTCCCGTGCGGGTATTCAATAGAGAGCGTGTTGAACAACTGATCGCTCAAGATTGCGTTACCGCACTTTGAGCAGACGTGCTTAGTAAGCCTTGCGGCTTTCTTTTCTTTCCCTGATTGCTGCTTCTTGACTGCCATTGCCCCATCTTCTCAGCCGCAGCCAAGAAGTAAAGAGCGAAAAAATCTACTAGACGATTGTCGCCGCGCAGACCTTGCAGTTGTGGGCAGGCGGGCATTCGCCCCTTACGAAATCAGTAGCGCCCACTGGAGGCTCTGATGTCTGGTGGCAGCAGTCGTACTGATGCTGGTCGATTATCGCCCATAGCCTTCCAAGTTCTTCCTGCTGCGTCATCCAGTCCCCTTGTTCTGGGCACGACCAGTGGGGGACATGCGCTCCGTCAATTAACTCAAGATTGGCGGCGATTACATCTACCGCATCTTTCACGGTGCTAGCAGTTCCGCCAAACTTGGCAGCAATGGCTGCCGCTACGGACTCTTCGTCCTCTTCCTCAAAGTTAATAGCAATGTTGATTAAGCGCTGTGTCATGCTTCCTCCTATGTCTTGATTATGTAATACAACTTTTGCGACTTTGGATCATGCGTTGCGTGCGCATGCCCGCCGCTGCTTCCAGGGGCAGATAACGTATGGGAGTGATTTTCATTTGAGGCAGGCGCTCCGCTGGTATTTGATGTGGCAGATGCCCCAGTGTGGGTATGGGCGGGGTGGGCTGCTGGTCCAGTGTATGACGTGGTTGTGACTACGTGATTTGACGACGATCCTGCTGAGGCAAGGGAAACAACATGGGTATGCCCTCCACCAGAAACAGAAACCCCAGAAGTGAAAAAGATGTTTGCATAGGCGGTGTTTGCCCCGCTTGTAATTGAGTGCGTATGCGCTGATCCCGCAAAATTGAACACCCCGTCCACGGTGTGGCTCCCATCCCCGCTGCTCCCGCTTGTGCCAGAGGTAGTGCTGTGCGAGTGGCTTCCAGTGTGGGAATGGCTCCCCGCAGGTGTCATGCTTGCGACGTGAGAAGAGTGTGCGCCATCAGTTGAGTGGCTAAATGACTCATAGAAAGACGTGCCAGTTGTTGCAACCCAGTTAGAGGCATCGCCTGATGGATCTGGCGCAACGGCACCAAGGGCATTAGATGGACCCATAAGCCAATAGTTGTCGTAGTTTGGCAAGTTAAACGTTGTTGTGCCATCACCCACACCATACTTTGTCCCAATGACCGCAAACAAATTTGCGTACGTTGTTCGAGAAACCGCGTCTCCATTGCAGAGAATCCAACCAGACGGGACATTGCTGTGAGCGCCAGCCCATGACGTAACCATGCCAGGTTTCCCCGCAGCCACAGCAGCGCCGCCGCCCACGTCTGCCCATCCCGTGCTCTTATATACCCTGATTTTCTTAGTAGTTGTATTGAAATAAATTTGACCAATGTTGCTTGCCTGGTCGCTGTCTGCGACTGGTAGCCCAAGCGGAGAAACGAAATTTACTGACATGTTATGCCGCCTTAATGATGTAGTGAGCCATATAGGCTTTGTAAGAGTGATCCGTGTGCGTGTGCGATCCATCGCTTGATGGTGTCGCTGTATGGTTGTGTGTTGCTGGGGAAGCCCCTGAGGTATTGCTGGATGTAGACAAATCAAAGACTGGGCTATGCCTGTGTGCTGCGTGGGCAGACCACGAAGACGTGCTTACTGTGTGGCTATGAGTATCTCCTGTAGATACGCTTGGGGCTGGGTGGGCATGTGCCGTAGACGCTCTGGTCGACGTAGAGGAACTAGAGGTAAGACCAGCCCCAGTTGCTACGGATGCGGTATGACCGTGGCTTTGCCCGCTATTAGATGTGTCTGAATATGTATGTGCCGCGTTCGTGATCGTAGTCTCTGAGACCGTCGCGGAATGCGAATGCGTATTGCTGTGTTCAGTTTCCGCCGCCGCCGTGTACGTTAGCGAGTGAGAGTGGTTAGCGGCATCTCCAATGTGAGCAGCAATTTCTTTGGCATCAATAGACCCTTGGCGGAACGTTGACGTGTTGTCAATATCGCCAAGAAGACTTAGACCAGGTGCGCCAACGACTTGGTAGCCCTGAAGGTCAGGAACGTTAAAGGTCGTTGAGCCATCACCCGTTCCGAATCTGGTAGAAATGATTGCGTACAGTCCGCTATAGGTTGACCTAGAAACCGCCTGACCGTTGCAAATCAACCAGCCAGATGGGGCAGACGCGCCAAGCCACGGCTGCACCGTTCCAGTAGGCATTTCTGAAGTTCCTGAAGATCCAAGATCCGCCCATGACGTCCCATCATGGTATCGAACCTTTTGATTGACGCTATCATAATAGATCAGCCCCTCAGAAGAGTAGGCTGTCTCAACATTTGCCTGAGTTGAAACTGGAAGTTTAATGCTTGAAAGAACCTGGGTCATGCTTTCACCAGATAATGAACTCGCGCTCGATTTGCAGAATGAGCGCTGTGATCGTGCGAGGCAGTACCGTCTGCTGTCATAGACCCGCCATGGGTGTGTGCGCCATTGCTACCAGAGGTGCCAGTATATGATGGAGTTGACCCAGTATAAGAATGGTTATGACCGCTGCATGTAGAGCACCCTTCTGTAACGCTGTGGGTATGAGCATTTCCCCCAGAGACATTTGCAACTGTGTGGGTGTGGCTTGAGGTTGCGGCGGGTTCTGTCGCTGAAGTGTTACGCACGCCAATTGTTCCAGTAGATGTCCCAAGGTCTCCAACCGTATGCGCGTGACCTGTAGATGACGTCGATGCGACGTATGTGTGCGTGTGCCCTGGCAATGCCGTGGAACTACTGAACGATGTACTGGTGGCGTGGTCAATAGCATGCGTATGTGAGCCCTGAGAATTGTCGCTAAAGGTATGTGTATGAGCCCATGTGTCTGTTGAATGGCTAAGGGCAGTAAAGGGGTCAGCAGTTCCGTAGGTCCAGACTTTTCCGCCAGCAGTGTTGCCAACTGCAACGCCTGCGTTTGCGCTTACCGCGCCAACAAGAGATAGGGCTCGAAAGTCAGGAAGGTTGAATGTGGTAGAGCCGTCGCCAACCCCAAAATATGTCCCAATCACAGCGAAAAGGTCAGCATATGTTGATCGAGATACGGCAACGCCTTGGCAGTTAAGCCAGCCAGTTGGGCGATTCCCAGGTAAGCCAACCCAAATGATAATTGACCCCGTTGGCATCTCAATCGTTGTGCCAGACCCTAAGGCAGCCCAGGAAGATGAGTTCTTCAACTTTAACTCATCTGTAAAACTATTGTAATAAAAAGTGCCCTCATCCGCGGTTGGGTCTGAGGTTAGTTCTGCGTTCTTTAGGGTGCTTATAAACCTGGGCATAAAAAGATTATACCCCCTGCTGCCGTATTTGCAACAGGGGGTATTTCTCTTTAGTAACTATTACCCGATTACAACCCAGCGATAGTCGCCTGCGAGGCTGATTGTGACGGTGACTACGCTCGTGCTGGTGGTGACCACGTCAGCAAAGACTAGCGCGTCTGTTGAGTCGTACAGGGCTACCGTGACGTCCTTGGTGCCAATGCTGTGCGTGACTGCCTTAGCCTCACCAGCGGTCCAGGTGGCGGTGCCGCTCTTCTTTCGAGGAAGACTAAATCCGCTCTCCGCAAGGGCATCGCGTGCCGCAGAGGCAGACGTTGCGCCCGTACCACCATTCGCCAAGGCGATGGCAGTGCCGTTCCAGGTACCCGTGGCGATTGTTCCAACGGAGGTCAGGCTTGAACCAGTGACTCCGCTGCCAAGGGTTGTCCCGCTAAGGACTTCTGTGTTGTTGATCTTGTATACCTTGCCGCTGGCAAGGTCAGCATGCTCAGACAAGGTCCACGCGTCAGTTGCATCAACCCAGTTGATGGTCTTGTCCGTGGTGCCCTTAAGAGTAATACCACCGCCGTCAGCGCCAGCATCCGTTGGGGTTACCGTAGAGCCAAGTTCAAGGTTCTTGTCATCGACCGTTACGGTTGTCGAGTTTACCGTTGTAGTCGTTCCGTTTACCGTCAAATCTCCAGAAAGGACAAGGCTTGTACCAGTCGCCGCGCCAATGTTTGGCGTGACAAGGGTTGGGGTGTTGGCAAATACCAACGCACCAGTGCCTGTCTCGTCAGAAATGACACCAGCAAGTTCGCTGGACGATGTCGCAGCAAACGTGCTCAACTTGTTTTCAGTCAACGCAACCGTACCCGTTGCATTTGGAAGGGTAATCGTTCGGTCTGCGGTTGGGTCTGTGACCGTAAGGGTTGTCTCATAGTCGTCAGCCGTGGCGCCTTCAAAGACCACACCAGCACCATCAACAATAGGCGCGGTAAGCGTCTTGTTGGTGAGGGTCTGCGTGCCAGTCTCAGTTACGTAGCCCGTAAGCGACGGAATGTCAGACGTAAGAGCAAGCGTACCAGTCGTTGCTGGAAGGGTAACCGTTCCGCCTGCCGTTGCGGCTGGCTGAAGGGTTGTCGTTCCCGTTGACGATCCTGGGAGCGCAACGCTTGAGATCCCCGTGAGGGCGAGGTTTGCGGACGAGCGGTTCAGCGCAACGCTGGTCGTACCAACAAAGGTTGTGTCAGATGGGTTTGCCTTGCCGTTGGCAAGATCATAGGCAGACTTGACGGACGCAGGCGTTGCAGCCTTGCTGGTTGAAGTGCTAGACGTGGAATCCTCTAGTTGGACAGCACCCTTGACGGTGGTTGAAGCGTCAGCAATGCTGATTTCTGGGGTAGCGCCACCTGTTGAGGAAATTGCACCAGTACCAGTAACAGCAGTAACGGTTCCTGCGCCAGTCGAAAGACTTGCCCATGCGCCGTTAGCGTAGACGCGGAGTACATCAAGCGCCGTATCGTAGTAAACCTGCCCCTCAACTGGGCTCGCAGGAGCCGTGGCAAGATTCTGGATTACCGCGTTCTGGAGTTCATTTTTGCTAAGATCAAGGCTGGTCAGGAACTTTGTTGCCACGTTTCTCTCCTTAGTTTAAATATGCTTTGCCAGCGAATCCGCTGGAGAATCGAACCGTGATCTGGTTCGCACTGTCGTAGGTAACCTCTCCAAACACCACAGTACCAGCACTGTCAACCACGCTGACTGCTGGGTGTCTAGCCATGTTGTGAGGGATTACCCAAGTTGCACTCGCAACAGCCTGATTGAACGTAAAAGTCTCAGATCCGACATATGCCACGCTGGCTGATGTCGTGATTGTTGGGACGCTTTGCGTAATACTTAGATTTAGATTAGGTGCGTTGATCTCCAGCGGGCTCATCGAGAAATAGCCCCAGCAATGTCAAATGTGCCTGTAATCAACTTTTGCTCCAGTCCTGTATTGCTGTTAAGGATCAAATCATAGACGTATGATCCTGGCTGAACCCCTTGCAAAGTAGCGCTATCGATTAGCAGGGTGACGGTCCCCGCTGCCCCGCCAAGGGTGATTCCGCTTGTTTCCGTGAGTGAAATGTAAGCGGCTGAGGCGCTGGCGTTTTTTCTGACCTGCATCTTGGCGGTATACCCCGTAAGGTTAACGAGTGCCGCAGCCGCTGTTCTATAAGTTAACACGAAGGACAAGTCTGATCCCTGCTCCGCGGTAATGTTGTATTGGTCAGACATGCGCGTATCTTACTGTATGTAGGACGTTATTCAACACTTTTGCTTCTACGTGGTGTATAATCACATTATGGCTAAAACTGGTCGTAGACCTATGGGGCAGACCGCTGCCCTTCGAGACAAGATTTCAGGGCTGTTGCTGGCTAACGTGCCGCCCAGCCAGATTGCCTCTGCCGTGGATCTCCAACTAGACACTGTGTATAGACACATTTCTGCCATCCGCAAAGAGTGGGCTGCGCAGAATCCTGGCGGGAATGACGGCAATCGCACGGAACTTCTTGCCAAAGCGCGAGATATCATGCGGCAGGCTGCTGCGGGCGCTGCCCGCGCGCGAGGCGGTCCTACTGAAGTTGCGTTCTTGAAGGTGCAACTTGAGGGTCTTGACCGCATTGCCAAACTGACTGGAGCGTATGTAGCGGACAGGCTTGAACTTACGGGGGCGAACGGCGGCGCCATTGAGATGTCATCTGAGCACGCAATTGATGCATTGAGCGACGGCGACCTTGCGGAGCGCATGAGGGTGTGGGCTGAGTCCCTAGAGGCTCAGATTGTAGAGGGAAAGGTGGTTGAGATTGCCTCAGCAGCAGACGCAGCAGACCCTCAGTAATCGAGAATACAGAGACTGGCTGCGAAGGAAGGCAGCAACCTCTGACGCCGCTTTTGCAGAGTACATGAGCAATCTAGTCTTTCCCCCGTACTTGCGCGGGATGGAAGACTTCTTAGATAAGAACGATGCAGCCCTTGTCCTCATGCCGCGCGGTCATGCAAAGACCACAATGCTTATTCATCGCGCTGCGCGTCTTGTTGGCGTCACGAAGGGAAAAGTCCGCATTGGTGTAATCACTGCGGTTATGGCTGAAGCAATGTCTCGATCACGAGCAATCAAGAACTTAGTGGAAAGCCCAATGTTTGCTGAAGTGTTTCCATGGGCAAAAGATGGGGTGGTTGGGTCTAAGTGGACTGACGAAACATGGACAGTGAAAAACGTTAACCTAGGAAAAGATAGCACTTGCTTCTCTGACGGTTTGTCGTCAATCAAGCCAGGAGCACGTCTTGATATTGTTATCTGCGACGACATGGTGGGCATGCGAGAGAATGCAACTCCTGGTCAGAGGCAGAAGGCAAGCGAAACGTATTGGCAGGTTATCGACCCAATGCTTGTTCCTGGTGCAAAGCGCTGGTACATTGGCACGCGGTGGCACGAAGACGACTTCTACGCTGAGTTGACCCGCAAGGGCATCCCAACCCTTAAGCGAGCCGCCATCGAAGACGGTCAGCCTTTGTGGAAGAAGATGTACACGGTTGAAGAACTCCAAAAGAAGCGCGACGAACTAGGGACTCCAATCTTTATGCTTCAATACCAGAACGACGTCACCTCCATGGGTGGAAACATTTTTCGATACGAGTGGTTTCAGTACGTGGAGCAGGTGCCAGAGGGTGTTCGCAGAATTGGCGTTGACCTTGCAGCAAGCGCCAGTGAGCGAAGCGACTACACTGCTGCTGTTGAAATTGTTGAGGACAAAGACCATAACATTTACATTGTGGGTTCCTATAGGTCCCGCATGCAAGAAGGTCATAGGCAGTGGCTTACTGGAATTTCAAAAACTGGCGGGCTGATGGACGACCCCACTAGCCCTAAACTTTCATGGAGCGCGTCACTTCTTGGTCTTCGTGGTCAGAACTGGGTTCAGCAGACTGACGAACCCAGGGCTATTGAGATGCTGAATATCGAAGCAGTCCAGCACCAGAGCACATTTGTGAGGGAGATGCTGAGCGAAACTCGCCTTCCAGCACGTGCAGTTCGCCCAGATAAAGACAAGGTGAGCCGCAGCCGCGCTCTTGCCGCCAGGTATGAGGCTGGCAAGGTGTTCCATCTTAGGAACGCCCCAGGGCTCCAGGAACTCGAAAGGGAGATGATGGGGTTCCCAAATAGCGAGCACGATGACCTTGTTGACGCGCTTGTTTATGCCGCAGACGTTGGTTCAGTATCCCTTTACTTTACTTCAGCGAGAAGGTTTTAGTTCGCTCGCTCCCCGTCTAGGAGAAACTCGAACTCTGCTTTTCTGGTCAAGAGTTCAATGGCTCTACCAATGAGGTCCGCCTCCGCGTAAAGATAACGCTCTCTACCAAGTTGCAGCCGCCACGCAGAGTAGTCAAGGTGCTCTGTAGCGAACGCGCGGACTTTCCAAGAACTGTCGCTTGGGTTCCTGACGATAATGTCAATCTTCCAATACGGAGCGACGGCGTCGTTAAACGCATTCCATGCGCACTGGTGGCAGGCTAGGTGACCGCAGTCAGTCATTCGTTTGGCTTCTGGTTCCTTGCCCAACCAGAACCTCTGTAGACAATGTTTTCCCCACCAGAGATTTTCCTCTCCATATCGCTTCCGCACTTTTCGCACGTCACTGCCGTTTCGTCTGAAAAAGACTTATATACCTCAACAATCAGGTTGCACTTCTTGCATTCGTAATCGTAGGTTGGCATTATCCAGTCACCGCCCATAGGGTCTCGTCCTTCTTGCTCACTCTTGGCGCGTCTTCTCCCTCCCTAACGAGTTCGTCTATGTTCTTGGGGGTCCATTCTCCAGCAGCGCAGCGCGCCAGAACATTGTTGTTCTTGGGCTCAACGATGCGATATTTCGCAATGCGAGCACCTGGGTTGGCAATGTGATCACGCTTCAATGTTCCAAAATCCATTGTGTGCATTGCGGAAAACTGATATCCCTTCTCAACAAGTTTGACGTATTCCTCGAATGCGTCGCCCGCAAAGAACCTGCAATGCAGCATGATGTGGCAACGGTAGCAAAGGGGGAACTGCCAGATGTGAGCGCCATAGGGCTCTCCGTAATCTTCACAGTGGTGAAACAGAAGACCTTGCGACTGACCGCACGAATCGCATTCTGCTGGTCTAGGGTAACCCGCCGCATACTGCTTATTCTGCCAGCGACCAACCTTTCCTCGCTCGTTAGGCGTGTAGCCGTTGTACCAGCCCTGACCGTGCCTAAGACCAAACGTATCGTACTGCATACTTACTCCCATCATTGCGCCTCCGCCCAACACGGTGGCATCTGCATAATACTAGGCTTCTGTTACCGCCTTGTCAAGTGGGGTAAGGTGGGCGCATTCCTTGTAGCGGTGGACTAGTTTCCAGGTTGGCTTGCAACCCTCCCACTCCCCAATAAATGGCATAATTTCGTGCTCAATGTCTGGGCACGGGTGCGTTGGCTTTGCAACCCGCTGGCGTCCCTCTAGGAACATCTCTTTCGCGCCGCCAGCGATAAACACTTCGCCAAGTACTGGGAACACTGGGATGAGTTCACTGATGCAGCGTCGCGCTACGACTGTATTAACTTTGTGCTCTTTCATCCAGTCAGCAATGCTCCACACGGTCTCAGGGGTAATCCACATATGCTTAACTGGCTGGTCTTCGCCCCAAACCCCTTTTTCTACAGACTCCTGCTCGCCCTCAACTCCGACCGCGGGAATTCCAGCACTTATAAACCTGCGGGAAAGCAGCCCAGTTGATCCACAGAGATCAAGCACAACATCGCCGTTCATTCGTGAAATAACATAATTGAATAGCGTGTCGTGAATTTGCGGGAACTTGCCTGTGCTCCTCCAGAGATCAATTCTCTCTTGGGAGTCGAACCGCATGTCCACCACTGGTCTTCGCTCTCGACGCTTCGCTACGCTTGTCATCTTGTCACCCTTCCGTACTCAATCCACTCTTTGCAGTGTGGGCATAGAATCTTTTTGCTTTTTCCAAATTTTGCCACTTGTGCTGACCATGGGTCAAATGAGGCTAGGCATGATGGGCACTTAAACATCTGAGCCGTAAATATGCTCGTCCGCATCTTCTGGGCGACCGTGATCGCCCCTTAGGTAGTAGTTGCAGACCAATGACACGCGTCGCTCTGCTGTCTCCATTGCGTGTACACGGTGACGGACGTATCTCCCGTTCATTACAACGACTCTCCCTTTCTTTGGATACAAGAATACAGACTTTCCAGTCTCATTGTCGACAACCTCAATTGCTCCTTGCTTTGGGTTATTGGTCAAGTAGGCAATTACCGTAACGGGGTTTGATTCCCTGTGCCACGACTGCGTAGATCCCGCAGCCTCAAACTGAACCGCCGTAATGGCGCTGCGGAAATAGTTGCTCTTCACCACCTCTGCGTCAGTTAAGTTCCTGAGCCAGGCGATGTTTCCCGCATAGAAATCTACAATCTCTGGGCACGCCTCCATAATCGCATAGGTATCAAGATAGTTGTAAAGGTTTTTACCAGCCTCAAAGAAGCCCCCAGATGTAACCCCTTGGTCGCTCTTAAACTGCTCTGGCTTTGCTTCACGCAAAGACAAGTCCCATTTTGCACAGACATCCTGGTCCAGGAAGTCCTCTAGGACGACTAGACCGCTCCTGTCGTAGAGCGCCTTTTCTTTTGCGGTGGGGGCGTATCTCACGTGTGCTCCTCAAACAACAAGGTTTGACCGTCCAGAACGTCAACTCGATCTATGCTTTTCTGAGCAGACCACTCTCCGCCATAGCGTTTGCTCAACTTCTCAATGTTCTTTTCCATCACGCTCTCCAGGGTAATGTCTAGGGCGTTGCACAACTCCGTGACGTACCAGAGGACATCCCCTAGTTCCTTCTCAATCTTTTCTTTTGGCAGGTCGTGCCCGTGGAACAAGTACTTCTTAATGACCTCAGATGTTTCCCCAGCCTCGCCTACGAGACCAAGCGCCGCCGCGGCAATCCTTCCCTGCTCTTGGTTAAGGGAAGAGAATGCGCCGCTCGTGCTTCTTACAAACTCTTGGTATGACTTTGTGCTCATCTTGCAACCCACTCTCCGTCAGTTGGCTTCTTTGGCTCTTCTTCTCCGCGCTTTACCTCAACGGGGTACCACGCCCTGCTGTAGCGATAGTCAGCCAAGTTGCGTTGCTTGAATACGTTGTTTTGGTATAGAAGATCAACTTCGCTGCGAGCGGCACCAATCTGTCGCGCCACCTCATCTGGGTCAATTCCGTCCTGATCGATGAGGCTCTGCACGAGTTCGCTCATGGACAGGGCGCCGTGTTCCCCCTTGGCGCGATTGATTCTTACCGTCAGCATTTTTGCGTCAAACTCTGGAATGTCCATAACCGCACATGGGACCAGACCCCCGTATTTTCGATTAAGTTCCTTTGACTCCCTCGACAGCATCCACCTGTGGAAACCGTCAATGATTGTCCCAGCGGGGGTGATCAAGATTGGCTGAATCCATCCGTTGGTGAGGATGCTAGTCTCCAGCAATTGCAACTCTGGGTTAAATACCTTGTTAGGGTTCCAGTGGTTAGCCTTTAACTCGCCAGCGTTGCGCCACTCAATGCGATCAATTGGGTCAGCCATTTTCCCTCTCCGCTAACAATGCCGCTCGACGCTTCATTCGTACAGTTTGGTTGTTCAGGATTGTGGTGTCCACTCTACCATGAGCAAGCACGCTTAGCAAGTAGTCTGGGGTAAACGACTCAGGGTCTTTGTCAGATAGCGTCTTAAACTCAGCAAGCCGCTTCTTTGCTTGGATTCTGCTCTCTTTGTCGTCAGAGAACCTCTTAGCAATGAATGCGGAGACGCCTTCCCATCCTCTCTCCCTGTATGGGGCAATCATTCCTTCCGTGTCAAAGTCTTTTCCATACCGTTTCTGCAATACCGCTTCAGGGAATACTTTTAAAACCATTTCCCAAAGTTCTGGGTCTGTCTGCGCTAATTTTGGCAACTTAGCCACGCTGCTGAAATGCAGCGGCGTGCTTACGCGCAGTTTCACCCCAGTGATTGCTTGTGCGTCATAGATTTGGCACCAAGGGATCTTGCTCTCATGAAGCCACTTCATGATGTCATTTTCAGTCCAGTCGTAGATAGGCTTTGCCATGCGTACGCGCTTTGGCTGCGGCACGCCAGACGGCACCGTTGGCGCGGTAATGTAGTTATCGTGCAGTTTGTTGACGACGCTGCGGTATCGAATATTCGACTCCTCAGCACGGATTCCAGTTACGAAGGCAACCATACCCTTGTAGGACTTTGCGATGTAGGCATCAAGACTATGCTGGTCAACCTTTTTCCCGTCAAAGCCTTCTAGTTTTTCCGCCCAGTCTGGCATTGGTCTAGCCCATTCTCTATCTGGGTCCCATGCCCAGTAGGTGGATCGCTCAGTGAGAATATAAGTTTCGTTCTCAAGGGGAGCGCAGAACCACCGCATCCTAATCCATGGCTTGTTCCTATACTCGTTGACGAAGTCAATGACGGAAGGGTGGATTAACTCCTCGTCACGGAACACGACATCAATTACCGCGTCTTCGCCGTATCTCTTCTTAGCCTCTTCCCACCCTAGGTGGATACAGACAAGGCTGTCTTTCCCGCCACTGAACATGTAGACCACAGTGTCAAAGACGTCATAGATGTGGGCAATGCGGTTGCTCGCCTCTTCAATGACACTGTTGTCAATGTACTTACGAAATCTCGCCATCGTTCCAAATCTTCTTTGTGATGTGGTCGAAGAATCCTTGCAATGGGGTCAGTTTCTCGTTGCTAACCTTAACGCGGGATCGCTGATCTTTTCCTTCTCCATAAATATGCTCTGCTGCGTCTCGCATGAATTTCTCTTTTGAGCACACGCCCCACACCCGCCAAATGGAGGATTGCGCCTCAGGGTGCTGCCTATCACCAATCAACTGCACAAGAATGGCGATGTCCGCCTTGAAGTGCTTCTTGCTGTTGAAAATCAATTCGTCCAGCGTGGATGTCTTGACGTCCCACTTGAACCCGTACGCCAAGCAGTCGATTCCAGTATCTCCACCTGGGCGGATCTCCCAATCAAGCGCGGTCGCCCAGTCGAGGTCCAGTGCGTGGCATGCTGCAATCTCTCCAAGCCTTCCCATCAGATCGACCGCGGAGGAAGTGCTCTTACGGTCGTACCACTGGTCTACAACCTCATGGTCTTGTTTGAATGCTTGCTTTTCCGCAGTCCACTCAATGCAACGGCGAACCTCTGATTCGCTAAGACGAATATCCCTGTAGCGCATCTGCGCCTTTACGGGCGAATGGAGTCGTCAATGAAGCGAGTCAGGCGTGCGGCAAACGTCTCATACTCTGGGTACTTGCCCTTCAGCCACTTCACAAACTCAAACCAAAGGTCCTGCTGCTCCTCGTCGTCAAAGACAATTTCAGCCGTTGGCGACTGGTCTGCCATTTCCTTGGTATCGTCTGTCTGCTTCTCAATCTTTGCAAGCAAGGAATCTAGATCGTCTGAGTCGTAGCCAGTCCCATCAAGGTGACCGCTTGTTGCCAGATCCTCAAGAATCAACGCAAGGGAAGAGTCGTTGTAGTCGCCAATGTCTGACATGCGGTTATCCGCAATAAGGTACGCCTTGGCGTCCTTGTCTGACAAATCTGTGACCACAGCAGCAATGTGCGTCCAGCCAAGAGCCTTTGCTGCACCAAACACGTGGTTTCCAGCAACGATGTAGTTTGTCTCCTTGGCGACCACGATAGGCTTCTGCTGCCCAAATCGGGTGAGCGATTCTTGGATTTTTGTTTCGTCGCCACGGCGCGGGTTATTTGGGTACTTCGCTAGTTGCTCAACGGGGACAAGAAGCACCCGCAGTTGCTCAGCACCATTCCAAATCTCAGACATATTTCTCTCCCTCCATCCAGAAGACTACTCGTGGGCGAAGCCCATTTGAGCGAAGGTTTTCTACCATCGCCTCTACCCCCATGATACACCAGAATGAAGGCGTTTGTACAGACCCATCTTGGACCTGCTTCTTAATTTCTCGTACAAACTCAAACCACGCTGAGCCAATGACCATCCCTTCAGCAGAGCGGGTCTCAGGGATTCCCCGCACCTCTTCTCTGTGGGCGGTCGCCGTCCTGTTCTCCCATCGCCATGTGCCACCGCCCTTATACAGCCCTTCCTCGCGCATTCCGCCAGGGTAGCCAATTGTGCCACCAGAGATAGGCGCAAAGAGGCTGACGGTCATGTCAGATGCGTCAAGAGGGAAAGGTCGAATAATGTCGTCCCGCCATTCTGCCAACTCAATGCCTGCGCTTTGCTGCGTCAGAAACTTGTGGATTGCTGGGTCTGGCGGACAGTAGGCGACGGAAAACAATTGATGGTCAACTGGCGCGTCGCCACCCCCGCTTGCAACAACCTCAACGACAATTACCATGGATGGCATTAGTAGGACTCCAACTCAGCCAAGGCATCTTCAAGTGTGTTGGGTGTCACATACACAGGAGTGTTTGGTCCAACATACGCACCAAGGACGTTGAACTCAAGATACTCAACCGCTTCCCCGTAGTGATCGCATTCACACTGGTCAGCGCAGTCTTTCGCGCTTTCCTTTATCAACTTATCAATCATCTTTGGGAGATCGTAGACCGCGACTCGTCGCATTCCAGCAGAGCCCGCGAACACAGAGCCAGTCCCAATGAAGCAATCTTCCCATCCATCAGCCAGCAAGATCTCGTCTTCTTCGTAAGCCATCAACCCTCCACGCTCTCCCACGGGAGCCCATCAACACCAAAGTGCCCCTGAACGGCTGCCGTGTAGTACCAAGGCTTCCGCAGGTCAAACCGCTCAATAATCGCGGCAGGGCGGAAATCCCATCTCTCAATAATATACTTCCTAATCGCCTCGTTGTCACCAGTGCCATACGCGTCAACGGTCAGAGAAACTGGGCGCGGCATACCAATTGCATACGCCACGGAGATCTCCACCTTGCGCGCTAGCCCGTGCGCTACAACATTCTTCGCGGCGTGCCTTGCGGCATACGATGCTGACCTATCTACCTTTGTTGCATCCTTGCCACTGAATGCCCCGCCACCGTGGTGCGCTTCGCCGCCGTATGTATCTACAATAATCTTACGACCAGTAAGTCCAGCGTCCGCTGCTGGACCGCCAAGGACAAACCTGCCTGTTGGATTAATCAAGTACGTTGCATTAGGCGTGACCATCCCCGCAAGTTCAGACTGAGCGAGTCCGTACAGTTGACCCCTAAATGCGGAGAGATCAACCCCAGCCTCGTGCTGAGCGCTTAGGACGACGGTGTCAATAAGCCCAGAGTCGTTGACCGTAATCTGAGATTTTCCGTCTGGGCGCAAGCCATCAACGGAGCCGTCCATGAGCGCCATAGAAAGCGCGCGGGTAAGTTTCTTTGCTGCGTAAATAGGTAGGGGCATAAGCACGTCTGTCTCGTCTGTTGCGTAGCCGTACATAATGCCCTGGTCGCCTGCGCCCATCTCAGCGCCCTCTACAACGCCCATTGCGATGTCTGGAGACTGCTCCTTGATGCTTGACGTGATGGAGCATTTCATTGGGTCAATGCCAGACTCTGCGGTGTAGCCAATAGAACTTAATACGCTGCGCGCAACCATCTCGTGGTCAACCTTCGCGGAACTTGCGACTTCACCAAAAATCCAAACTTGCGACCCTGAAACTGCGCTCTCGCAGGCAACGCGGGAATACGGGTCTTGCTTTAGGTATTCGTCAAGGATGGCGTCGCTAATCTGGTCGCAGATTTTATCTGGGTGACCGCGCGTTACGCTTTCAGCCGTTCTGCTCAAGGTTCCC